AGCCTTCAATCAGCGCTTGTTGGTAAAACTGGATTTGCATAGGTGATTTAGCAAATACAACAGCTTCATAGTTGGTATAGGCGTCTGATTTTGATTCTCTATCATAAAACTTCACACCTAAGCGAATGCCAAAGCCTGTTGACTCGCCTGCTTGGAATTGCGTTGCGGCTTTGTTTAGTTTGCCGACTACTGTTGTACTCATTAGATTTTACTCCGTTGTTGTTTTAAATATTCCCAATGCTGCCCGAATGTCACGCCTAAGGCGTTCAAGGCTTCATCCATATCAGCAATAAATTGCGGTATTGCATCACGCAGTGTTGCGTGGTCTGCATCTGACAATTCTGCTTTTGCATAGCTTAGGTTATTGCATAAGACCATGCGAGGATCATACTGGCAGAAAATATGCTCGCTTGCTCCACTTGCGAACATTTGGAACTGAGCTTGCCAGCGCCAGGCTTTCTTATTCGCTCCGAATGCTGCAAATTTGATAAAGTTTTCGCCATTGAAAGGGCATTTGATTTCAACGATTGAATCATTGAAAACTCCATCAGGCGACACGCCAACGCGCATTGCTTGATCCATGTACAGAAACGGCAGCTCTTTAATCTCAATGAAGCCAAGCGCAGCAGAAAGCGCATCACGCGCCACAGGTTCATAAGTGTTGCCATGCTCAATCTGCTTGAATGTCATTTCATCTGGCAAAGTGCATGAGCAAATCTGACTGATTAAACTCGCCATGTAAGTGGCGCGTGTTTCACTGTCGCGCTTCATAACGACTTTATCTGCATTGCTGGCACTGATTACGCCAAGCTTCATAACATGCCAATCTGCTGATTTCTGATCAACCACAGTTGGATCAAATCCAAAAACATTTTCCATTGCTTTAAGCTGCGCCATTGCGCGGTCATAAATACTCATTTCTTTTGCCCCAAAGTTTTAATTGCTGATTGAGCTTGCTGCTCGGTTAATTGGCAGATTGATTCGACTTTAAGCCAAGCCATCATCTTTGGCTTTTGCTCGTCGTTCAGCGCATTCATGTAATCAGTCAGCCAAGCCTCTGACTCAAGGCTGATTGGCGTCACATCACGCGCAGGATCTTCTTTGGTGATACCTTCACCGCCTTCTGTGTTTAGGTATTCAATTGCATTATGCAGGCGGTCAACTTTAGGCCAGTATTTTGATGCGCGTTTAACTACGGTTTTCCTGCACATTTCTTCATAGTCAGTTACCCATGGGCCTGATGGTGGCTTGTTTTGCTTTCCGCCACTGAAAGCCTCTGATCGTGCGCGAACTTCATGTAACTGCTTAATGTCCATCTCTTCTGTTAGATAAGCGCCTGTTGATGTACGAACAACACAATAAGCGCCGACTAAATCGCCTCGACTGCCAAAAGCGCTGTATTTATGGATTGGCGCAGAGTCAACGCCTTGGTTTTCGTAAATGTCGCTTGCATAAACAAGCTTTGCTTGACCGAACTCTATTGATCCGGTTGACATAGCAAGATGCAAAAGCCCCATGTAAGAAACATCAAGGCAAATAGCCATACCTGATTGACCTTTGCGCGGAACTAAATAAGCGTGCTTACTTGCTGGGTTTAGGCTAATTCCAATTGCTGATGCGTTACGCAGCGCGTTTTGCACTGAAACTGGGTTTTGCTGAGCAATGCTCATGGCAAATGGATTGGCACAAAGTAACTGCATTGCATAATTAGCCTCAGCAGGCCAATTAACAGCATTGTGCGCGGTGATTAATTGCTGGCACTCAGGCTCTACGCCTCGCACCATGTCTGGAATTGTCATTACTTGGTTCATTTTTTCTTTCCTCGTTGTTGGTGTTGACTAATTTATTTCAGCTTGTAAAAGGAAACGTAAGTAGCAAAAAGTCCAGATCCTCTCTTTTCCTTTCTGCGAGAAATTGCGCCTTTGTTATACATGCTGCTAAGTATTTGGCTAAGTCTATTTTGAGACACCTTAAGCACGTTACGTAGCGTTTCAGATGTTGATTCGAGCTCGCCATTTTTATGCAGCGATTCTTTTACTAGCAATTCTTGCTCAGTGAGTTTCATTTTTAATCCTTTGATGCATTTGGTGTTGACTAATATTACACTTAAATATATCATTGTCAATACTCAAGTTGAGCAAATAAGAGGTTTGAAATGCAAGAAATACAGAAGATGTACACTTTAGAGGCTATCAGATCAAGGCTTGAGCATTGCAAGCCAAGAGCTGTTGCTGAGGCTGCGGGGGTTAAATATCAGACTTTGCTTTTACTGATGAAAAATCCAGATAGAGATCCATCGTATAGCACTGTAAAAGCGCTGTCTGATTACCTGGATAACTGGCAATAAAAAAGCCACCGCTGTTAAGCAAGTGGCAATCAATTAGCGAGGTAAGAATAACAATGTTTTATTACCAACACAATATAGGCGACTTCGACAAGGCTACAAGGCATCTAAGCAGGCTTGAGCGAAGCGTTTACAGGGATTTGATTGATCTCTATTACGATACTGAGTATCAGTTAAATCTTGATATTAAATATCTTTGCAGAAAGATACTTGCATTATCTAACGAAGAGGCAACGGCCGTTGAACAGGTGTTGAACGAGTTCTTTACGAAAACTCCAAACGGTTGGTATCACGACCGATGCGAAGAAGAGATCGAGAAGTTTAAAAACTCAAAAACACAAAAATCAGAGGCAGGAAAGAAAAGCGCCGCTGCAAGGCAAGAAAAACGTGAACGAGCGTTAAACGGACGTTCAACGGAGCTTCAACAAGAGTCTAACGGAGCTCCAACTAAACAAGAAACAATAACCAATAAACAATATACAGATAAAACTAATAGTAAAAACTCGCAGCTTGATTTTAGCTCATGGCCTCAGCAGCCATCTAAAGAGGTTCTTGATGCTTGGTTAGCTATGCGCAAAAAGAACAAAGCATCAAACACTCAGCTTGCTATGAATACGATTGGCAATGAGCTGAAAATTGCGGTTGCTTCTGGCTTGACTGTTGATTACTGCCTAAGCATTGCTGAGTCATCTGGGTGGAGAGGATTTAAAGCTGATTGGGTATCAAAAGCAAATGGAGCTCAGCGCCCTATGCAAGTAAGCAACTTCTCTTCAATGAATTATCAGGACGGTGAATTATGATCATCAATGAAAAGCCAGACTTTAATGAAAAAAGAATTTGTGAAAAGCATGGAGAGTATGAGCTCAGATTTATACCTTTTGGCGATAAGTTCATGCGGATTGATGCCTGCTCAGCTTGCGTGAAAGAAAGGACTGATGCAGAACAAGAAAATGAGCGAGAAGAGCAGGCGCTTAAAGAGAAGCGCAGAATTTCAGAAATTAAACAGAAATGCGGAATATCGCCAAGAAACTTTGATGTCACTTTTGATTCATTTATTTGCGAAACAGGAGAGCAAAAATCGGCAAAGATTAAGGCTGAGCAATTTGCTGAAGAGGTTATCAATGGCGGAAGCGGATGCCTTATTATGGTTGGTAATGTAGGCGCTGGGAAGACGATGCTTTCAACCGCTATTGCGGATAAGGTCATCAAATCAGGTAAGCGATGCGCAATAATCAAAGTTGTTGAGCTGATCAGAGAAATTAAAGACTCATGGCGCAAAGACTCCGACGCAAGCGAATCGCAAATAATTGATTACTACTCAAACGTAAAATTGCTAATTCTTGACGAGGTTGGCGTGCAGTATGGTAGCGATACTGAAAAGATGATGATCTTTGAGATCATTGATGGAAGGTATCAAAACGTTAGGCCGACTGTACTTGTTAGCAACTTAGATCTTGAAGGCGTTAAGCAGTGTATCGGAGAGCGAGTTTATGACAGGCTGCGCGACGATGGCGGAAAGGTGATTGCTTTTAACTGGCAAAGCATGAGGGGCCAAAAGTGAATAATTCCACAAAGAACATTAAGCGGAATATCACTGCTTATAAACGGGTCGTGAGGGTTTAAAAATGAAAGGCTTTCAATATATCGAAGATAAGCAATTCCCAATGATCACTGTCAAGCTAAACGGGAAATCAATATCAGTGGAGCAGTTGGTTAAAATTGCTGAGCAAATGCGGATTGAGCTGTTAGAGCATGGCGTTGATGTCAAATTGGCGGATAAAA